AAAATAAAAAATGTATTGATTCAGAAGAAAGATTCAATTCAATACAAAAAACTTTTATAGAAGATTTATATATAAGAATAATGGATAATAAAAAAATGTTGGTTTACAATTTGGAGGGTTCTAAAAAAATAAACTTTTTGAATCAGGAGGTTTATACAACACAAAATATTCCTTTTAATTTTAAATTTACACCAAGAGATTTAGGTGGCGTAGGAGAATGTTTTTTAAGAGTGTTGAATTATGGAATGAGCCTTCTTGATAAGGTTTTTTATAACATAGATTCAGTTTATGATTTTTTACAAAAAGAAAAATATGATTACATAAACGAAATTGATATTTTAACATTAGTCAAATTGTATAATATAAGTATTGTTATTTTTTCATCCAAAGATAATGTAGTAAGCGGTTGTCCTTCAGTTTATTTGACTTATAATAATAAATTCAAATTAAACCCTATAATTTACATACATAATTTCTATCCTTTTCATTTCATATATGTAGGTTCATGTGAAATAAGTTATCTTAAAAGTGTTTATTCAATAAATGAAAATTATTTGCCAGAAATACCTTTGTCTGGTGGTTCAGAAGAAGAATGGGATGAAATTGATGAATTTATAAACGAACCTTTTGAAGAAGAAGAACTTATTAACAATCATTGCTGTTTAACTTGTATAAAAGATGGAGAAATATTGTGGGAAAGAATATGCAGCCTCTATGAAGATTTGTTAGAAATGGAGATCATAGAAGAAAAATTTGATTGTATTTTAAATACTTTCAATGAAATGGGGGATATACTTTATAATAATATTGAAAATTATTATTCTAATAATTTAGAAAATCCAATTTATTATCTCAAAGCATTAGAAAAATATTATAAATTCAGGCATGACATTTTTCATTATATTTTCTTGCATTCTATAACAGATATTGGCATTATAAGATTTGGAACAGATATATCTTTTAAAGATTATTATGGGTTAGATTCTGAAAAATCACCAGATTATATAAAAAGTTTTGATAACATAGAATTAATAATAGAAACATCTGTGACAAAGGATATAGAAAAGACAAAGTTTGAGAAAGGTTTTAATAATGAAAGTTCAAAATATAAAAAACAAATAAATGAAATAGAATTAATTACAAACAAAAAAAGTATTATGGATGGTCAATTTCTTGTGTTCTGAAAATTGGGAACACAATATGGAACAAAATTACATTATATTAAGTGAAAATGGGTTTATGTATAATAAAAATAAAGCTTTAGTTTTATTAGACAAATGGAGGATGAGAACAGGCAATATAAGAATGTTAGATCATGTTAATTATTTAACTTTTGAGAAAGAAATAAGATGGTCTGATTCTATTAATAAACCAGTCAATGAATGCCTCGATAAAATACTGTCTAAAGACATGGTAAGTTTCGGTCCACCTAAAAGTCACCTTAACCTTAATGTGAATACTTCTTTACACACCAACTTTTTTAAGGTTAAAGATAATCTTTGCATGAGAATAAACAGATTTAAAAGAGAAGATACAGAGGCTAAGATACAAATAACATACTTGATAGATGAAGGTAAATTTAAAATAACTGAATCTTCAGATGGAATAAAAAAGAATTTGATGGTTAAAAACATAATAGATGGCAAGTATGTTTATGTTTTTAAGAAAATACAAATAATGAAAAATGAAAAAATTCATGATTGTGAATTTGGAAGAACCATATCTATTACTCAAGATCATAAATTGACTACTAAAAGTGTGCTAAATAATCATGAAGATAAAACTTTAGCTTCAGAACGAATTCGAAACGTAATAGAAAAAAGCAAAAGTTTTTCATTCAATTGGTCAGGACAAAGAACAGATTTTGAAAAATTTATAACAGACAATTTAAACAATGAAAAATTATTGTCTAAAAGAAATGTTAAAGAAGAT